TATTGTAGGAATTACTCGTGGCGGCAATATTCCTGCTACTATCATTAGTAACATGCTTAACGTTCGCTGCGAAGCACTTAAAGTTAGTTTGCGCGATAGTGAATGCGGACCTGAGAGTAATCTTTGGATGAGCGAGGAAGCGTTTGGATATAATAATGCTGAAGAAACTGGCATTACTGGTGCAAGATGGGACCTGTCACTGCGTAAGAATATTCTTATTGTAGATGATATCAACAATAGCGGTGCTACATTCAATTGGATTAAAGAAGATTGGCAGAGCAGTTGTTTGCCCGATGAAGAAACTTGGAATACAGTTTGGCATAAGAATGTTCGCTTTGCTACACTTACAGATAATCTAGCAAGTGGGTTTAACGGCACCGTAGATTATACTTGTCACGAAATTAACAAAGCAGAAGATGACGTTTGGTTAGTTTATCCTTGGGAAACTGTTAATGAATACTAAACCTTGGACTGAAGTATTAGTAGATACAAAAGACTTTACAGTATATAAGGACGACTTTCCGGTAACAGAAGGTCACGTTCTTTTTGTTCCTAAAGTAGAAGATTGGCAACATCTTGTAAAATGCTGGGAAGCAGCATACAAGTGGGGATACGATTGGACAGAACGTGGATATTGTGAAGCGTTTAACATAGGACAGAATGTAGGCGAAGCGGCAGGACAAACTGTAGAATATGCTCATGTACATTTGATTCCACGACGCAAAGAGGACATGGCGGATCCTCGAGGTGGCGTAAGGCACGTAATTCCTGAAAAAGGAAATTATAAGAAACTACTTGACAAAGCCTAAATAACAGTGTATACTTAATAGTATATAAGACATCCACGTCAATAACTCGGAGAAATAAATGACAGAAAAAAACTTATCTCAAGTGCTTCGTGAGAAGATGCACTCGGAAAATAAACGCTTTTGGGCAGGCGATAACATCAGCGAATATATTTCCAATGATACAAAAGACATCCTTATCAACGAAGCTGCACAAGCATTTGAAAGTGTACTTGACACACTGCTAATTGATCGTGAAAATGATCCTAACAGCAAAGGTACTGCAAAGCGCCTTGCTAAAATGTACTACAATGAGATTATGAGCGGACGTTATGATCCTATGCCTAGTGCAACGGCGTTCCCAAATGACAGCGAGGATAGATATGAAGGCATGTTGGTTGTTCGCAGTGAGTTGCGTAGCATGTGCAGTCATCATCACCAGCCCGTTAGTGGCATTGCTTATATTGGCATTATTGCTTCTCAAAAGTTAATTGGTCTTAGCAAATATACTCGTATTGCACAGTGGTGTGCTAGACGTGGTACATTACAAGAAGAACTGTGTAATGACATCGCACGTGAGATTAAAGCTGCTACAGGTACTAGTAACTTAGGAGTGTATATTCAAGCAACACACGGATGCTGTGAGAATCGCGGCATCATGGCAAATAGTAGTCTTACACAAACTACTGTACTTGAAGGTAGCTTTAAACACGATGCTGGTACAAAGAAAGAATTCTTTGACAATATTAAACTGCAACAGGAGTTTGCACGATGAAATTGAGATATAGCGAAGCCTTTTACAGTATACAAGGCGAAGGTGCATATGTAGGTGTACCTAGTGTATTCCTACGTACATATGGTTGCAACTTCCGTTGTCAAAACTTTGGACTTCCTCGTGGTACTCCTAAAGCTAAATATAATCCAGAAGTTAAAAAACTTATTGACTCCGGTGTGCATCTAACTGCAAAAGTATTTGAAGACTTGCCGCTGGTGTTTACTGGCTGCGACACTTACGCAAGTATCTATCCTGAGTTCAAACATCTTGTAATGGACAAGACTATCGACGAAGTTGTAGAACATATACTGTCGCTTACTCCAGAAGGTAAGTGGACTATGGATAATGGACAGGATGTCCATTTGATTCTCACTGGCGGTGAACCGCTACTTGCTTGGCAGCGTTTGTATATTGAGTTGTTTGAGCATCCTAGAATGAAGGACTTAAAGAATGTTACATTTGAAACAAACACTACACAATTTTTACACACGGAGTTTGCCGATTACCTTAAGAATCAGGCAAGATTTAAAACAACGTTTAGTTGTTCGCCCAAGCTCTCCGTATCTGGTGAATCTTGGACAGACGCTATTAAGCCTGCTGTTGCTGCCAATTACCGCTCTATACTTAATGCTGACATGTATTTTAAATTTGTTGTTGCTGACAGCGTTGACGTTGAAGAAGTTGATCGAGCTGTCGAGGCTTACAGAAAAATTGGGATCAATGTTCCAGTATATCTTATGCCGATGGGCGGTCGTACAGAAGGTTATAACCTTACCGTACAAGAAGTTGCAAAACTTGCTATGGCAAAAGGATACCGATTCACTCCGAGACTCCACATTAGCTTATTCGGAAATGCCTGGGGGACTTGATGACGATGCGCTTAACGCCCTTAGGCAGGGCGTACACAAAGATGAACAAATCGATAAACTAAGGAAACACATATGAAATGGCTCAATAAGCTACTAGGCAGAGAAGAAAAAGTACAACAAGAAATGCCTGTAGAATCTACTAATGAATATTTACGCAGAGCAATTCTTGCTAAAGAAAAAGAAGCTGCTACTGCTAAAGGCGAAGCATGGGTTGCTGTGTTAGATACACAAATTAATCCAAAGAATATTAAGAACGGTTTCTTTGAGCTTGATTGGAATAATCAGTTTATTGAAGAACTACTTGATGCTGGTTATAGCGGTGAGTCAAACGAACAGATTGTAGATGGATGGTTTCGAACTATTGCTATGCAAGTGTTAGGCGAAGAAGGTCTTAACACAGCGCGAGAAATGGGGTACATTAACGTAGTGCCTATTAATAAAAGCAAAAGCGAAGTATCATGATTGACATTCTATCAATCATATGCTATAATGATAACACTAAAGGCACATATATAATATGAGTACATACATTCTGGTAGACACAGCAAATACGTTCTTTAGAGCTCGTCACGTAGTACGCGGCGATATCGACACAAAGGTAGGCATGGCACTACACATTACGCTAAACAGTGTAAAGAAAGCATGGACTGACTTTAAAGCAGATCACGTTGTGTTCTGTTTAGAAGGTCGTAGCTGGCGTAAGGACTTTTATGCTCCTTACAAGCGTAACAGACAAGTTGCACGTGATAAACTTACTCCTACTGAATCTGCAGAAGATACAGCGTTTTGGGAAATCTTTGACGAGTTTAAAAACTTTGTTACAGAAAAGACTAACTGTACTGTTATGCAACACAAGCAACTAGAAGCAGATGATCTTATTGCAGGTTGGGTACAAATGCACCCGAATGACACTCATATTATTATTAGTACAGATGGCGACTTTGCACAACTTATTGCACCTAATGTACAGCAGTACAACGGTGTGAGTAATACAATTATTACACACAAAGGATACTTTGACGATAAGAAGCGTGAGCCTATTATTGACAAGAAGACCAAAGAAGTAAAACCTGCTCCTAATCCTAAGTGGCAAATTTTTGAAAAGTGTATGCGTGGCGACACTAGTGATAATGTGTTTAGTGCATATCCCGGTGTGCGTACAAAAGGCACTAAGAACAAAGTTGGCCTTACAGAAGCGTTTGAAGATAAAGTTACAAAAGGCTTTAACTGGAATAACATGATGCTACAGCGTTGGACTGATCATGAAGGTGTCGAACATCGTGTGCTAGATGATTATCAGCGTAATGTAGTACTGTGTGACTTAACTGCACAACCCGAACACATTAAAGAACTAATTACTACTACAATTAAAGAGCATGCTGTGCCTAAGACAGTAGATCAAGTAGGCATGCGTCTTATGAAATTCTGTGCTAAGTGGGATATGCAACGTATTGCAGATCAAGCTACTTATTATGCAGAGCCATTAAATGCGAGGTATCCGGTATGAATGCAAAAGAAATTATTAAAAATAAGTTTTGGATTGTTGAAGACAAAGGTGTTAAATTTGGCACTATTAGTTTAAATGAGGATCAGTATATTTTAAGTACTCCGACAGGTACTAAATTTTATCATACTGAAAACCAACTTACTAAAGCATTAGATCAAAAACTAAGTTGGACTGAGTTAGCAATAACTGAAATCAGTACAAAAGAAGTACACGGTTATGCAACTAACTCAACTCCTTTTAACCCTATGTTTGACGTAAAACGTAAACTTCCTTTGTTTACTAAAAGCGATAAGAGCAAGAGTTTGTACTGTGCAGGATACTATATTATTCAGTTTGAAAAAGGTTGGGTTAAGAGCTTTTGTCCTAAACTTATTACAGTAGAACGTTACACTACTAAAGGTCCATTCAAAAGTGAAATTGAGATGCGTCAGGAGTTAAGCTGTGTCAACCGTTGAACCTTTAAACACTAATCCTATTCAGCAGTTTATTAGTCAAGTTAAGGGCGCTGATGCATCTAACCAAAAAGAGCTGAAGATGAATATTGATCAAGCTCGACGCCTTGCATTTACTCTAGGCGAAGTTATGGCAAGATTAAACGGCGACCTTGAGCAGTTGCTTGCACGTAAGAATAGCGGTGCGGACGATGTGATTCAAATTAATATGGATGGCGGAAGCAAGTGGTAAATCTACTCTAAAAAGAGATAAATATATGCGTAGTTAACTAAAGGACAACGTATATGAGCAGACCCAAGCCTACCATATTAAAAGAACATGTAGATAAAAAGACTTATAAAACTGAACAAGTCTTACATTCTGATGCCATTTGGGCTGTGTTTTTCCAAAATCAGCCTTTTAATCTTAAAAGTGCAAATATGCTTACTAGCTATCCAGGACCTAAGTATAAAAAGACCAGCTTCTCAAATCCTGGGCATGCATTTAATCTAGCCAAAAAATTAAACAATTTGTTTAATAGTGACGAATTTTCTGTGGTTAAACTTACCACAGGCGAAACGATCTTCGAATGAACTGGAAAGAAACCTACACTAAAATATTCCTTAAGGCTGCTGACAAAAGTATCGGTGAGTCTGCTGTAAAGGAGTATTTTCCGGTGTGGTGGAAGAACACACGAGCAAAAGATACAGGCGGGCTGCGTCTTACTGATGAAGGCTTTCGCTTTATTACAGAAGATATAGAACTTACTACCTATGAAGTTCCGTATCCTAGAGATTTTGAGCTTACTACTAATGTAATAATTTGGATGGACAACTTTATCGACTGTCCGTATTACTTAGGTAGGCATGGCATTATTGTTACAAACGAGAAAAAAGCCATGGAATTACACCTGTTTAGCGGCGATATACGCAAGTATGGCCTAACAAAGGCCCTAAACAGACATAAAAAAGACGATTTAGACTCCAATAGTGGTTGACCTTTGCTGTTATCAGTGTTATTATATATACATAGTTAGACACAAGCACTTATAACCCTTTAAGGAACACAAAATGGAAATCTCCACACTTCGTACCGTTACTCCTAACAGCGCAAAGAAAAGCATTGTACGTGCTTTTAAGAAAAAGCGTCCGTTGTTCCTTTGGGGTCCTCCAGGTATTGGTAAATCAGATATTGTTCATCAGATTGGTGAACAAATGGAAGCCAAAGTTATTGATATTCGTTTGAGCCTTTGGGAACCTACAGACATCAAAGGTATTCCGTACTTTGATCCAAATCAGCACAAAATGGTTTGGGGTGCTCCTAGCGAGTTGCCAGATGCTGAAATGGCATCTAAATATAAATTCATTATTCTTTTCCTAGACGAAATGAACTCAGCGGCTCCTAGTGTACAAGCGGCAGCATATCAGTTGATTTTGAATCGCAAAGTTGGACAGTATACATTACCAGATAATGTTCTTATTATTGCCGCTGGTAACCGTGAAGCTGATAAGGGCGTTACGTACCGTATGCCTGCTCCGTTGGCTAACCGCTTTGTACACTTAGAACTTGCAGTATCATTTGATGACTGGTTCCAGTGGGCAGTTGATAACAAAGTACACCGCGATGTTGTAGGTTACTTGACATTTGCAAAGAAAGACTTGTACGACTTTGATCCTAAGAGCCCAAGTCGTTCGTTTGCTACTCCTCGTTCATGGATGTTTGTTAGTGAATTGCTTGAAGATGATGACGATGACACCACTACTACTGATTTAGTTAGTGGCGCAGTAGGCGAAGGTCTTGCTGTAAAATTTATGGCACATCGTCGAGTGTCGGCAACAATGCCTAATCCTACTGATATTTTAGAGGGCAAAGTTAAAGAGATGAAGTCAAAAGAAATTAGTGCTATGTACTCTTTAACTGTGTCTTTGTGCTATGAGCTTAAAGAAGCATGCGACAAGAACGATAAAAAGTTTGATGCCAAAGTAAATAACTTCCTGCGCTTTGCAATGGATAACTTTGAGACTGAGCTAGTTGTTATGGGTATTAAACTTGCTCTTACACAGTATGCTTTGCCTATTGACCCAGATGAAACTGAGTGCTTTGACGAGTTTCATACACGTTATGGTAAGTATATTACTGCCGCTCAACAAGCGTAACCATAAAAGAGTTTGGGCGTTCTCAATAAAAACGTCCATTTTCACTTGACTTTTCCTGTAAAGTAATATATAATACATACATAACAGTTAAAAAGGAATGCAAAATGAGCGTCACAGGCAAGAAAAATTGGCAACCTAAAGAGCTTACTGAAGAACAACTTAGATTGATGCGAGTTGATGTACTTGATCGTATCATTGTAGCTCGTGTTGGATTGCTGTTACGTCATCCATTTTTTGGTAATATGGCAACTCGTTTGCAGATCAAAAGTGCAGATGATTGGTTAGGTACTGCTGCCGTAGACGGACGTAACTTGTATTTTAATACTCAATTCTTTAATGCAATGTCAAACAAAGAAATTGAGTTTGTTATTGCACACGAGATTCTACACTGCGTCTTTGACCACTTAACTCGTAGACAAGACCGTATTCCAAAAATTTATAATATTGCCGCAGACTATATTGTAAATAATTTGCTTGTGCGAGATCGTATTGGTACTAAGCCAACATTTATTGACTGCTACCAAGACTTTAAATACGACAAATGGTCTTCAGAAGACGTATATGACGACATCTTTGAAGACGCTAAGAATAAAGGTGAAGAGTTTCTTAAACAACTTGGCGAACTACTAGACGAGCATATCGACTGGGAAGGTGAAGACGGCAAAGACGGCAAGCCTGGCGGTAGCGGAGCCGACGGTAAAGAAAGCAAAAGCCGTCCTACATATTCTAAAGAAGAACTGAAAAAGATCAAAGACGAGATCAAAGAAAACATGATTTCGGCGGCGCAATCATCAGGTGCAGGTAATACACCAGGCGAAGTACAGCGTATGATCAAAGAGCTTACTGAGCCTAAGATGAACTGGCGCGAAATACTGCGTCAACAAATCCAAAGTACTATACGCAACGATTACACCTTTAGCCGGCCAAGCCGTAAAGGACAAATGACTGGTGCCATTTTGCCAGGAATGAACTTTGATGAAACTATTGATATTTGTATTGCACTTGATATGAGTGGCTCAATCGGTAACGATCAAGCAAAGGACTTCCTAAGCGAAATTAAAGGCATTATGGACGAATACAAAGACTACAACATTAAATTGTGGTGCTTTGATACTAAGGTCTATAACGAGCAAGACTTTAGTGCAGACGGCGGCGATGATTTGTCATCCTACGAAATTATTGGCGGCGGCGGTACTGATTTTGATGCTAACTGGGAGTACATGAAATATAATGATATTCAACCTAAGAAGTTCATTATGTTTACAGATGGATATCCTTGGAATAGCTGGGGTGATGAATCGTATTGCGATACTATCTTTATTATCCATAGTCATAGTGATAAGAACTTGCAGGCACCGTTTGGACTAACAGCACATTACGAGGAAACGGCTTGAAACTAAAAGAAGTCAATGCATTAAACTTTTTTGAAATACGGAGAGCAAATTTACCTGCTCCGCATTTTGAATACATTCTTTTGCCTACAAGATACAACTTAGACCAAAGTCTAGTTAAATGGATAGAACAACATCTTAAAGGTAGATTTTATGTAGGCAAGGCTGTTGCAGTATCTAGTAGCAACAGTATTGAGAACATGACTAAAGTTGGATTTGAGGAAGCTAAAGAAATTTCTTATTTCACTTTGGCGTGTCCGTATTTGAAATACAATTAAATATAATATAAATTACATAACAGGAGAAAAATTATGTCCGAAGAAGTTAAAGAAGCAGCAGCTACCCCCTTAAAAGAAGCAGCAGCTACCTCAGAGCTAACAGTTAATGACTTAACTACAATTAAACAAGTTATTGACGTAGCAAGTCAGCGCGGTGCATTTAAGACAAGCGAAATGGTAGCAGTTGGCACCATTTACAATAAACTAGAATCATTCTTGGCAGCAGTTGCGGCACAACAAGAAGCACCTAAAGGAGAATAACAATGGCTGATACAAAACATGTAGGTCGTATTGCTAAAACTAGAAAAAAATGCGGCGTAGTATATCGAGTAGTACCCGGTGAACCAGAAAACTGTGTCATAGTATTGACTGAAAGTTTAGAAGCAGCTGATCATGACTCGCTTATTAATTTAATTAATTCAGCTACTGCACAAGATGCATACGAACTTGGCGAAGCAATGGCAAGATCACAATTGTCCGATGGTAGTAATATGCTTGCCCGTTTCCACACCACAGGTAGAATGCAAAAAGTTGCTACTAACTTGGTAGAAATGACCCCTAATAACAATGCATCTATTAACTTAGCAGAACTTAATAACATTATTGCCCAACAAAAAGGTGTAACTGTTGCAGATCTTGCACTAGGTGGTGCTAAACCACAAGTAGCAAATACGGGTGTAGCTAATGCAGCTGATGCATATGTTACACCAAGTATGGCAGCAATGGACGAAGCGGTTACAACTAATGATGGTATTTTGGATGACGAAAGTTTAGCTAAACAACTACGCTCGCAAGCTGATGCAATGTTTAAAGAGGCACAGCGGTTACGCAGCGAAGCAGAAGAACTTGCTCCTACCAAAAAAACAACTAAGAAAACTGCCGAGAGTGCCTAAGGGTAAGAAACTTCCACCAGGTGTTGTTGATACATGGCCTGAGGTTTTTAGCGAAATTAATGTTGATGTTGTACCAATTGAATATTTGCACAGCATTAATGTCAAGTTTAAAGATGGAAAGATCTGGGAAATTGATGTTAAAAGATCTCGCGAAAAAAAGAACGTAGACATCGAATTGGCTCTAGAAGAACTATTCGAGCAATACGAAGATGTTATCGATAGTATTGATTTTAGACTAGATACTGAGAAAGTTAAGTACGATATTAAAAAGCGTACAGCATTATTTATGAAGAAGCGTAACTAATCTTTCAGTCAAAGGCATAAATACTAGTAACAATATTATCCAGGAGTTAATAGATGGCCTTACAAGTAAGACGCGGTACTAATACAGAAAGATTAGGAATCACCCCCTTAGCAGGTGAATTAGTATATACAACAGACACAAAACAGCTATACGTAGGTGACGGTTCTACTGCTGGAGGTATTACTAGCATTTCAGGAACAATTGATTCTGTATTAGCTGATACTACTCCGCAACTAGGTGGAACACTAGACTTAAACGGAAACGATATTACTGGAACAGGTAATATTAATATTACTGGTACAATTACTGCCACAGGAAATATTAACCTAGGTGACGGCATTGGTAGTGATATTGTTGTGTTTGGTGGAGCAATTCAAGGTCATCTTGTTCCTGATACTGACATTACTTGGAATTTAGGATCGCCTACTAAACAGTTTAACGAAGCATGGATTAGTCAACTTAATGTAGAAAACCAACTTACTGTTGGCAGAATTAATGGTAATTTAATTGCAGACGATAGTACTGTAGTATTTAACGCCTCAACTGGTCTACTTGCAGCATCGCAACTTACTGGCATTGCTACTATTGATATTAATGGTAGTATATTTGGTGATGATAGTGCAACTCTTGTAGATAGTATAAATTCTCAAATCGTTGGCGATATTAATAATAACCAAGTCACAACTCAAACTATTTTTATTAATCAAGATAGTGTAGATGCAGACGGTATGACATTTACTAATATTTCTGATGGTGCTAGCGGAGGAAATTTTAATTTTAGAGCAAGTAGATCCTCATTGGCTGCTCCGACAGTACTACAAGCAGGTGATGTTTCTATAGACCTTATATCAAGTGGATGGGACGGTACAACATTTAGTCCCAGTGCTATTATTAAAATGGGCACAGACAAATATACAGCGTCTATTGGTACAGGAGTTATGCCAGGTCGCATTTTGTTCCTTACATTCAACGAGGCAGGAACCACTGGCGTAGACAATGCAATGGTATTTAATCGCTTTGGTAATTTAGGTATTGCTACTGATGCTCCTACAGAAAAACTTGATGTTGTTGGAAATATTAAAGCAAGCGGTTCTATACAGCCAGGCGTATATGCTGATACTACGGCTCGTGATGTAGCTCACTCATCTCCAATAAACGGACAGATGATTTATCTTACAGCGACTCATAAATTCCAAGGATATGCTAACGGTGTTTGGGTAGACTTAAACTAATATAGTTTTATCATTTTTTAAAGTATCACCGATTGCTATATTTGGCTTCGGTGATTTTCTTTGAACTAAAAATATCCAAAAACTATTAATATTAAATACTTGCTGTTATAAATACAAGCAAGGACAATTAAATGAATAACTCTATCTTATACTCTACATTAACACGCTTCGGCGATTACTACCCGTTGAAGTTAAAAAACAGAGTAGGAAGTTTAATTGACGATCTTAAGAATAATTTTGAATGGGTGCAATATAATCCTCGTAAAAAAATAGACAGAGAAGGTCTAAGTATTACTAGCTTAGATGGTGGACTATCTGGTAGGCCTGATCTAGACTCGTTATATGAATATTACACTGATACCGGCATTGCACTTAACGAAGCAAATTTTAGTACTAAGACACCAGTTTACGATTATTTTAAAGAATGGTTAGATCCTTTAGAATTGCATTTAGGCAGAACACATGTTATCAGACTAAATCGCGGAGGCTATTTTCCGCCTCATAGAGATAACAGACACTTTAATATAGATTCATTTAGATTGTTTTTACCTTTAAATTATAATAGTGTACAAAACATTTTCCTTTTAGAAAATAAAAAGATGGAATTTGAAAACGGTCAATTATATTTTATCGATACTGCAAAAATGCACACACTGTTTAATACTAGCGATACACCTTTTTACTTTGTTGCAGTTAATGTTATATTAACACAAGAAAGTGTTATCGAAACTTTAAAGTTTTTAACTGGTTAAAGTTTTAGTTCTCCTGTAGCACGGTCGTCTTTTACCCAAGCACTAATAGCTATTCGTGTACTAGTTATACCTATAACATTATGAAACAGTGTTACGTCAATGTTATGCCAAATATTTGTAGGAAACACTACCCTATCAATTTCTTTTGCTTTGTCATCATACCAAACAGTGCTGACGTTGCCGCCTGACTCGATAATATAATTATAACAATTTGTTCTACCATAGTCTTTATGTAGAGGCAAATCGTCTGTAATTAATTGAAATGCAAAATTTGTATCATTATCAAAATAGGGTTTTAAAAATTCTTCAAGTTTGTGTGTAGCAGCATGTAATGTATATTTCCTTGCGTTAACTCCGTTAAACTTATTAGGAATTTTTCTTATTTCATCTTCCGTTAGATCGATAATACTATCTGGAATTTGAGGAAGATTTAAACAATATCTATATAACATTAGTACTATAGGAAAAGTTTTCAAAATCTTCCTCAAAGATGTTTAAAATTAATTTCTCTCTTTCTTCGTTATAATAGTCCAGGTAATTATATTTGGGAGAAATTAGTTCTTTTTGATCTATCTTAAAACCTAGTTTATCTTCTATTTTGGAATATCCATCTTCGTATTTAAAAATATTAGGAACCATGCTGTTTTTGCCGGTTAAATATTTAGTTTGTGAAGTAGTTGATACATAGAAACGGTCATACTTTTTTGTATACAGTTGTTCGAAAGTTAAGTCGGCAAGGGTGTCTTTAAATGTATACATGCTTTTTAAAAACACATAAAAACTTACTGCTCTGATAAATGGATTTCTTACAACAGAAAATACCCATTTGTTTTCTATTAATGGTTCCCAGTAGCTGTACGGATAATGCATAACTTGTCGCCAATCAGTTCCGTTAATTTCTTTACTAAACATATCTTCAGGCATGTACTTTGCATCAGAACAATTTAAGTTTATGCTTTTCTTAATACTCATTCCAGAAGTTTTTGGAATATGAACAAACGCAATGTCTTTTGTGTAAATCATTTATTAAACCAATTCTGATCCCATGTAACTCTTTTTAATTTACGTATACCAGTAAATGCAGCTCTATAGTGTATAGTACTCCAATTGTCGTATACAACTAAATCTCCTATATTCCAATCATGAGTGTATATTGTATCGTCACTCATCATCTTATTAATTACATTATTTCTGATCCACTGTTTGTAATCCGTGCCTTCTTCAATTCCTTCTATCCACTGTGTAAATAATTCATCAGCTACTAATCCGTAATCATTATGTTTTGGATGCCATTGTATTGCCGGTCTTCTAACATAACAATCCCAAGGTGTTTGGTAAGGTGCCTTGCATAAAGCAGTAGCAGATTTTAAAAATTCTCTTATAGAATTATCAATTAAATGCAAACCTTGAATAGTATCAATAAACGTTGTGCCGGCAGGTTCTCCTTCTAGTTCAACAGCATATAAAATTCTATTAGGCAGTAATTGTGAAGGGAAATGTGTAAGATCAATATGCCAGGGGATAATCCCAGACTTTAACAATCCATCTTCACTTACTGTTTCAACAAAGTTGTCTTCATGACCACTATCTACGCTTTGTTGTAGGCCGCTATATTTTTCTTTCGAATTGTCCCAGACTTTCCCAAAAATACTACAGAAATTCTTTAGTTGTGTGTTGTTTAAAGATTGATTTTTAAAGATTATTACTTTTCGTTTAGCAAACAAATTGTATACTTTTGTTTTTTCTAATATAGTTAAGGCAGCGCAATCTACATTAAAGACTTCACTTACCCAGTTATTTTTAATATTATTAATTTTCATTATACAACTTCTGCTGCTACAAAATACAATCGCAATTTATCTTTTAACTGATGTATTTTTCTAAAATGATTAAAATCAATATCTGGATAAACTTGCCTAAGTTCTTTTACTGCAAGTTCTTTGTTATCATATATATCTATCAGTTCGTTTCCTCTAAACACAAACTTAGTAACAAAATTAACAAGATATAAGGTTTCTACTTTAGTTATAGGTTCTGGTTTAGCTATTGTGTTCCATACTGCATATCTAAACTGTTCTAATAAATCTTTCCAAAACGGCATCTTACCAGTATCTATAGCAGTAATAAAATCGCTATATTGCTCTTTAGCTGTTTTATTAGATGCTAACATCCATTTCCTTGCTACCTTGGCATTATACAATGTATTAAACCAAAACCACACATCATAAATCTTCATAAGTTCTTTACTATCAAATGTAAAGCACTCGTATATAAACTCTAGTGTTTGGTATTCAGTAGGGTCGTCAAACTTACAAGTAGTTGTAACTGTTTCCCCGTTAATTCTTTTATTGTGATATTCTTTACTTTTTATATGATCAAGCTCATATGGAACCAATACCTTCTTAGTTTTTATTTTATACTTTTCTTGATACTCAGGCGATGCCATCGGAGTGTTAGGTACTACATATAATGTAAAACTTTTTTGATGATTTATGCCTAAATCCATATTTGTTTGAATTGTTTGTAACCAGCGTTCTTGATTGTCGCCCGGCATACCAATTATCATTTCAGCATCTACTTGTACACCATCTGCTTTAAAACGCTCCATCATAGGAAATAACTTTGTGTTATCTATATTAGAACGCTGCACAGTGTCAAGTGTTGTTTGGTCATGACTTTGAAAACTTAGCTTAATGTATTTTCTTCCGTGATATGCATTGAAATGATCATGCATCATTCTCATAATTTCTTCTACATACTTAGTGCCATTTTTTGCAAAGCCGCCCATAGTAAGATTGATATCATTTACACGGTTCTTTTTTTCGTCAATCAGATGTTGTGTATATTCTACATCTTTTGGAAATATTCCAAAGTTCGAGTCTGCTATGTATATATTGTTAACAGACTCTTTTCTCATAATATAAGAAATAGTATCTTTAACTAATTGAGGATCTGCTTTTATAATTTTACTACGAGTCATACCTCCCCAATCACAGAATGCACACGCATACGGACATCCTCTGTTAGTCTCAAAAATTGCACTAATACTACCTGCTTCTTTTTCAAAAATATTTTCAAATATGCCATCTAGGTAGGGACTTGGGATATCAATCTTAGTAATCTGATATCTATCCTCTACTACATTATTCTCAACGTGTGTAAATGTACCTTTTACATTATGTAATCCAGTGTTAGGATATTGTAGAAGAAAGTTTTTAAAATTTTCTTCTCCGGGGCCACAAAAAAATATATCTACAAAATCTCTAACTTTAGCGTATTCTTTTGCAGCTCTAGGATCTTCTGGAACATTAACTCCGCCGTAAATTACAAGACCGTTAGGATTGTACTGCTTATATAATTTTGCAATCCTATCATTATAATTTTGATTCCACACCCAATTTGTCAAACCTAATATATCTGCTTTTTTAAGATTATTATGAAAGTCTGCGTTGTCTAAACTCTTACTTCTATATTCAGGTTCCATGAACTCATATAAATCATTAATACGACTATCTTTTTTAGCGTAACTAATAAGACATCCGACAGGATACGGTATCCACTCAAAAGAACTAAAAGAAATTGAACCTAGCAAGATTTGTGTTTTCATTTTAATAAATTACCAATATTCAATATCTATAATAGTTTCAGTGTGTACCGTCTACTAACAAACTTTCTTTGTTTGGCAGATTGTTGTAGTCTATTCCAAATAATAAAACGACACGAATACTATCTGTTGGGTTAATTACTCTGTGCAACCAACCTGTATTAACAAAGTATGCTTCGCCTAATTTCATATCTAAACTAACTTCTTCTATTTTTGTTTTCCACTGAAACAAACTTCCTGTTGTTTGAGCCGGTATTTGCACACGACACAGTACACTTGTATCAGTGTCTATGTGATAGTTTAACTCATTACCACCATGCATAACGCTTATACGGGTCCTATAGGGCTGTACAAATGCTGTTGTAAGATAGTTTTCTATAGCAATAGTGCTTATATCATTCCGCCAATGTAGATAGTTCCTTTCATCAATTGTATTTTCTGCCGTACTTTCTTGAAGTATAATTTGCTTATATGTTTCGCTTGATGTGAATACATTCTTTACATCACAGTGTTGCGAAAGTTGATAATTGTCCCCGCCTAAATCATTACCTGTATAGCTAGTTGCAATTTGTAATATTTCATTAATTACTGCTTGCGGTACAGTGTCAGTGACAATACCGTGAGTTAGCATTTCATGTCTGCGCGGTCCTGTGCCGTTTACTCTGCTCCTCCTGGAGGCTTTTATTAAACATGACTCACGCATTAATCAGTCCTAATTACTCTTATAAACCAAGCAGTAGGATCCAATTGCCACCACGTCTGTCCAATTCTATAGTCGCCGCCTCGTTTATGATGGTTAGCATGCCAGCCTTCGCCTGCTGTTAATATATTACCTACCCAGGTGTTATTAGGTTTGCCGTCGCGATGACCCAACACATTTAGTAATCCGTAACCATGGAATGCAAATACCACAGGCAGCGCATAACCAAATACCATAAACAGCGGATCGATTAGTGTAAACACAACAATAATAGCAATATTAAGTTTAAAATAATTAGTGTAAAACCATCGTAACAGTTTATCACTCAATAGGCGTTTAATAAATCGACGTTTGATTTTAAAATCGTATCCCCATGTGTTTACATAAACTGCAAACCAGCCCTTGCGGGTATAGCTATGAGGATCATCTTCAGTGTCGCTGTATGCATGATGCTGGCGGTGTGTTCCTGTCCAAGTCATTGCAGGTCCTGCACCACTAAATATTCCTAATACATTAACTGCATAATCATACCATCGTCCAGCACTAAAGGATTTATGACTATAGTATCTATGGTAGCCACCACTAATAGCAACGATTGCAATTATATACCACCATGCAAAAGCTGCAAGGAACATCCACCACTCGCCGTACATAAATGCAGGTATCAGCATTAAATGACTAAAAGTATGATTAATTAATAGCTTTGTTGTATTTTCCATATTATATCGTTGCCCTTTATACTATGTACTTATCTATAACTTAGCCTTCCATTCATTAATAGTGATACTAGGAAGATTGATGGATTCACCTGTAAAAATAACATTCTGCCAACAATTTTTATCTTCTACTTCTTGACAAGTTTGTACCATATTAGGATGAAGTTTCCAACTTCCGCCAACTTTATTCATAACTTTTGTAAGAACTTTTCGTCGACTAATGCCCTGCGTAGAAATAAACAGTGTTTTGTAATCTGTTAAATGTTCTAGTTGTTTATCTAACAAGTACATTGCAGGAGTTTTTTTATTATGTTCGTATGCTAGGTGGGTTCTTCTATAAACGGGATTATAGTATGTGCGGGTCAGGAGTCTATAGCAGCCTGGGTAGAACTCTTGTATTGTTGCAAACGCAATTAGCTCGTTATTGTTTACAAGAAAGAACCATTCTTTAAATCGAGTTTTATATATTTGCGGTATACGCAGAAACCAATCTCGATTTCTATTATCACCGATAAAATTTTGTTCACTAAATGTTTTTAATTCCTGCATGAATCTGTCTTCGCCAAATTGTTCTAGTGTTAATACTTCCATATTCGTGTCTTGACTTTTCTTTATTATGATAGTATAATTATACTATGTATGATACAATTCGTCAACCTAAATTAAAAGGAACAGTTTATGATTAATATTGTAGTTTCAAGTAAACCAGTTGACGGGCTGTTATACTACAGCTATGAATATTGTGATATGCTTAACAATGCAGGCTATCCTGCACGAGTTGTTATTATTTGTCACAGACATTATAATCAGACTGACTATATAAATTCTATCACACGCAAATACATTCATTGTAATCGTTTGTTTTTAGATACATATGTGCCTTCAGATAATGATGTTACACTTATTATGGGCAGAAGTATGATGACTCTAAGTTGGCAAAGTTTTAATGATTATACCCCAGCGCAACAGATATCATTACGCAAATTATTTAGCAGCAAAGTTATAAGTGTGTATTCAGAAAATCATATTGAAGGATATCCCAACGCTGTTAAGTTTTATAATCCAAAACAAATAGTTGATCTTTGCGACACCGAAGTCTATCCTAACGGAGTAGGTGAACATTTTGAAAAGACTATTAATTTTAGTATCTACAAACCGCATATTAACGACATCAAATTTAAACATTTGTTTTTAGGTACTAACGACAAATACTATGCGTCTATTCAAAAAGTAATTGCAGATTATCCAGACCACGGCATTTTAACCTACAACGAAGGATATATACATGTAAGCAATAATAATGTATTTGCTCCTGTAGAAAATTTAATGGGAATGTTTGAAACCTATGTGTACACTAAAGACACATTTGATCCGGCTCCGAGAATTTTTCAAGAGTGCAAGTACTACGGTAAGGATGTAGTTTACCTTAGAGATAAAACAATAGTAGACGGTGGCAGCGTTTACTGGAAGCGAAATATTAAAGAGCCAGATGTTATTCCTATAATAAATGCAATAAAGAAATTTAAATGAAAATAAACCCTAAATGCTTGAACTATACTGCAAGAGACAATAAAGGAGCAGCATACACATCAGACGGATTTATGCTGCCGTGTTGCTGGTTAGATGACCCTCCCGTATATCGACACGTTAAAGCATGTGGTCTTAAAGATGAAGAGTTGTTGTTATCAAATAATGATAAGTTAGAAGACATATTTACATCAGACCGATGGGAAAACTTTTTTCAGATGTTATTAACTACTCCTGAGAAGGCATCCTATATGTGTAAAAAGAAATGCGGAATAGATGTAGACATGGATGAGGTTAGAGCTGAAGAAAAAATTGAAATGAAGGAACTAATCGAAAATGCCAAGAATAACCGATGAATACGTAATACATCAACGTAAAGTAAGACCTAACATTGATGCATCGCATCGTTGTATATTTAGGTGTCCTCAGTGTATTAGACAAAAAACCATTAGTCAAGATCAAATTCGTCGATCATTTGATCTTACTGAAGAAAACTTTCAAAAGATCTTTGATTACTATACAGAAGGCGTTACGTTTTGTGGGCAAATATCTGATCCTATCTATCATCCTAATTTTTTAAATCTTTTAAAAATGTGTAACGGTCAAGGCAAGAGAGTTAGAATTGCTACAGTGGGTAGTGGGAAAAGTGATGCTTGGTGGGACGAAGCATATAGTTACGGTGTAGGCGAAAATGCTTGGTACTTTGGTGTCGACGGTATTGACGAAAAAAGCGAATTGTATCGCGTAGGTTCTAACTTCCAAGATGTTTGGAAACGTATGAAACAGGGCAGAGACCTAGGACAACTAATTGTTTGGCAATATATTATATTTGGTTACAATGAACACGAAATAGACCGCGCTATTGAGATTGCAAAAGAAGAGGACTTTAGTTTGTTACTTATAAACACAAACAGAGGATTCAATCCTAACAATCGCTTACTTAGAAGTAATGTTGATTTTCAACTTACAAGTCCAGATAAAAAGCACACTCAAGAACGTGTTAAAAAAGAGTTATGGGCACATAAATCATCAAGATTATTAGAATGGCATAGACTAGGACGAAGCGATTAAAATGACTGCATATGATGGATGGGACCGAGAGTACCAAGAAAACAAACAAGACTATTTAGAAGCATTTGATCGATTTATGAGTCAAATGAATTATGAAAACAACGAGCAATTTGAACGGGACTTTGCAGACCGCGTGGGTCGCAAGTATTGTGTTAGTGTGGCAAGTGCTACAGACGCACTACATTTTACATTGTTAGCACACAGCATAGGATCCAGTGATGAAGTTCTAGTAACAGACTTTAGTTGGATATCAAGTTCAGCTTGTGCAAGTATGGTAGGTGCTACTCCTGTATTTTGTGATATTGATTTAGATTCATATCATATTAGTTTAAATAGCATCAAACGTATGTATAGTAATAAAGTTAAAGCAATTATATATCCGCACCTATTTGGTAATATGACTGACACTACAGAAATACAACAGTTCTCCAAAGATAACAATATACTGTTTATTGAAGATGCCGCACAAAGTTTGGGTAGTAGTTTACATAATATAAGGGCAGGTACTATCGGAGACTGTAGTGTATATAGTTTTAATTCAAATAAAGTAATTGCAGGTATAAATGGTGGCGGAGTTGTACTAACTGATAACGAAGACATTGCTAAACGTGTTAGGATGACTAGGCGTCATGGCAAAGATAAAGACTTTAGTATGATTGGATACAACAGTCGTATGTATGTGCTTAATGCGGAAATAATTAACCTACGATTACGTCATGCTGATCGTAATCAAGAACGTAGACAACAAATAGCACACAAATACAATCAAGCGTTTGCAGAGTTGCCCGTAGTAACACAGCTAATGTCCAATGGACTTAATCATAACTACCATAAGTATGTAGTGCGATTTGAAGATAAAGATACCCGTAAACGTGTAAAGAATGCGTTAAATGCTAGTATACACTACGAAACACCGTTGAGTGCAAACAGTATGTATGACGGCTTAGAGTGCAGGAGAGACGCTTGTACGCAGTCTAAGACGGCCTCTAATACAGTTTTATCACTGCCCATACATGCTTGGCTTACAAATGACGAAATAGAGCAGGTCATAAATATTGTTAGGAGAGAAATATGAGTATTGAAAAACTTTTTGGCAAAAGAAGACAAATTAGAGCGGCCTGGGACCAAAAAAGGTTGCCGTCAAAAGAAACAATACAGGATATATTAGAACGAACAATGAAAATTGCTCCGTCAAAGCAAAATATGTTTCCATTCAAGATTCATGCATATGGACCTAATGATCTAGAAAAGAAACAAATTATTGGACAAATTTGTTCCTTATATAAAACTGGTTCAGTCAATCACATGGACAGTGAAAATAAAGACGGTATGATTAAATCAGCAGCAGGTACTATTAATGTTAAAGATTATGTATTAGACGACGAAGGCAATGATATGCGTATATCACCTTGGATATTAGTATTTGAACAAAGACTATGCGAAGCAAATAACTTTATAAAAGAATATTCTAAGCTACACAACGATTACAATAGATTTACTCAAATTGATCCAAAAAGATTTAGAGGAAATGCTAATAAAGCACTAGCATGTGTTGAGATTGGTATGTTTATAAAATGTTTAGCCGGTCTTTGTTTAGAAAATGACTTAGCAATTTCGTATATTAAATCTTTTCCCGAATGGGTTTGGAAAGGTAATAGTGGAGAATACAGTAAAGACAAAAATAAAAACGGGCTAGATTGGAGTAGTTTACCTGAAATCACTGAGTCTCCTATTATAATTGTACAAATAGGACATGTAGCCGATGTTGATGATTATTTTGCTAGTAATAGTATGAATCCTAATGATATACACTGGGAAAACAAACCTAATTTAGATGATGTAGTAAGGTTTAACAAATAATGGATATGTTACAACTTTTAGATTCAAGAAAACATGTATACCGATTTAAAGAAGATGTTCCGCCTCAGAGTGACATAGAAGAAATATTATTTAAAGCCTGGAAAGTAACGCCGTCAAAGAATAACTTTATGCCTTATGAAATTACTATACTAGGACCCAATGCTAAACAAGAAAAACTTGCTTTATTAAATTTGGCTAGAGGAAACAAAAAATCTCATAATCAAAATGCTACTAAAGGGCATACAGAGGAAGGTGATAATCCAAACTTCCTTTATTTAAAAGACGCTCCCTACACAATTATTTTTAGTCAACGAGTAGGTAACCCTAATCCGTTTGTACAAAAAACTATCGATAATGAAAATAATCACTATGAACAAATGCATGAATCACAACTATCTGATGTAATAAGACCTGCCGCAATTGAAGTAGGATTGTTTGCGGCTAACTTATCTGCGTTTGCTTTAGAAAAAGGAATGCAAGTTAATTACACCGGTTGCTTTCCTAGTAAAGTTGAAAAATGGTCTACACTTCCAATAATTAAACACAATCCCATATTAATTGGGGCTATGGGCTACTGTGATGTACCAAGAAGAAATAAAGTAACTGAATTAAGATTTGCTGATGACCTTAAACCAAATTTGGAAGAGATATTAAAATGGATATAAGAGATCAAATAAAAAATGCTTCTAAAATTACTAACAGGGCACAACGTAATTATGACCTAACTAAATCTATACCTCAAGAAGATTTAGATACACTTATACATACTGTTATTAATTCTCCAACAAAACAAAACGAAACACACTATAGTTTACACGTATACACTGACCAGAATATAATTAAACAAATATACAGTCATACAAAAAAGTTTACAATGATTAGAGATCAACAAGATCAAGACGAAAGTTTTAGTGTAGAAAACGATGTCTTTATACAGAATGATGCCAAATCAGTAACCAACTCGCAAGTATATGCTAATGCACTATTTGTATATGTTGCAGAGCACGGAGACACTCGAGGAAGTCAACATAGAGCTGCTAAAGAAAATCCAAATAGTAATGCGGCAAAAGTATACGGAGAACAAGTCGCGTACTCAATGGGGATTTCTGTTGGTGAACTTATACTTTCAGCAGGATTGTTAGGGTATACAACAGGTATTTGTTCAGCATTAGATACAAAACCGATACGTGATATACTAGGAATAAAACAAAATCCTAAATTACTTGTAGGTGTAGGATTTCCAAATAGCCATCTTGAACGTACTCAACATACAGACGTGTTAAATAAAGATGTACCAGAGAAGTTTAGAACAGGCGAATTAGATGAACACTGGAAATTTCCAACTTTTAAAAAATATACAAAGGTAACTATTAATGGCATTGACACTTGAAGATTTAAAAGGTTCAGAATATCGTACTGTAGACTTTTATATGACAAAGAGTTGTAATAAGAGTTGTCACTATTGTACTGCATGGACATTAGAAATGCGGAATCTAGATGTAGATATGGATTTCGTAAGAACTATCTTAGAAGGTCTTGCTCCGTATAAGACACGCATTTGTTTATTAGGAGGCGAACCTGCTCTTGTTAAAAACTTACAAGAAATTATTGCTGAAATTAAAAAGCATCCTAATCTTGTTGTCCAAGTTCTTTCAAATTCTTTAATTCGTAAGTTTTACCCCGAAGTATTAGAAGATCCAGAAATCATTTACATCGAACATTTGGTATTAGACTTTTATGAAGATCGAATTGAGAAGTTAGGCAATTATGATTTCTTTGAACCAAATGATCTAAACAATTATAACTTAATTATCGAGACTCCTGGTTACTTTAACTATCGAGATAAACACGACTTGTCATATCTCAAACATAAGAACACCGAGTTTAAGGAATACAATTCAAGATCCCCTGACTTCTTTAAAGACCATACACCTGTACAAGCACCCGAAATTGATCGTCGTGTTTGTGCTAAGTTTCCGCTAGTTCCGGTATTTGATTTTGAAATTAAGAAAATTCGTCACTGTAGTAGAAAAGTAATCAACGGTTCTAGACAGTTTGATGTTACTAAAGAAAACATTGATAAGATGATGAACTATCAATTGTTTGACTACGAAAAGTATTGCGAACGTTGTTTTGATATTATTCCAAAACGTCCAGAAGCACAACGAGAACGCATCATTGAAATCCTAAAGGTAGAGCAAGAATCTGTATGAAAATCTTTTCTATAGCAGTAAACATACATGATCATAACACGTACGATGGTGTATTTCACAATCAAGTAGAACGGCATAGCCGTCGCAAGCATAATCTTAATCGTGAAAACCCGCACGACATTACTTATAGCAGAGAGTTTTTTCATGATCATTTTGTGCCTAACTATAATAAAGATCATGTGTTTGCGTTTACTGTTTCTAATCTAGGACAAGAATTTGTAATTGACTTGCTTCAGGAAACATTACCCGATACTAATTTTTTAGAGTTTACTCCAACTAACTTGTGGGATAGACTACATACAGATAGCTACTATTATATTGATCACCATCAAAGTCATGCTACCTATGCATATCTAAGTTCAGGATATAAAGAAAGCGATATACTTGCTATCGATGGCAGAGGATGGCAATTTAACTGCATCTTTATTGACAAACACGGTACAATTACTAACTTAAACAACAAAATCTCAATAGGCGGACTATGGAATAGACTAGCACAGGATGTCGGTTTTGGATATCTCGATGCTGGTAAGGTTATGGGCTTAGTAGGCTTTGGAAAGCATAATACTGAAATTTATACTATGATTCATCAGTATTTAGAAAATCCCAATCATAGACTTCCAGATGGTGCAAAAGATATTCTAAAACGTGTGCCTAAACAAGATGTAGCGTTTACATTGCAGCAAGTTACGTTTGAACTTGTTAAGAAACATGTATATCCTCTTAAAACATCTGATAATCTTTGTATCGCAGGAGGCGTTGCGTATAACGGTTATATAAATGAAGAATTTACAAAACATTATACAAATATACACGTTCCCCCCGCTGCTGGTGACGAAGGACAGTCGCTTGGTACATATATGCATGCTGATTATATTTTAAATGGTAATGTCCATGTACCTAGTGTATATGCAGGAAAAGAATATACGGTTAGCTCTAGTATCTTTGAAGGGTTACAATATCAACAAAAGCCAATGGATGAAATCTACACCAAAGTTGCTGGTGCAATTGCAAATGGTGCAATTGTTGGTTGGTTCCAGGGTGCTAGCGAAAGCGGTAATAGAGCACTAGGCAATCGTAGCATACTTGCTGATCCACGCAATCCTAATATAAAAGATATTATAAACAGTAAGATTAAACTGCGTGAAGACTTTCGTCCATTTGCTCCTAGTGTACTAGAAGAACATTATCAAGAATATTTTGCTACTAATCAACCATCACCATACATGAGTCGTATTATGCCAGTTACGTCAGCGGCTATTCCAGGTGTGACACACATAGACGGTACGGCACGTATACAGACCGTAACTAGAGAGTTTAATGAACGTTATTATGATTTGATTAACGAGTTTTATAAGATTACAGGTGTTCCTATGTTGCTTAACACTAGCTTCAACTGTCAAGAGCCTATTGTTGAAACTCCCGAAGATGCTGTTGCTACATTTAAAAAATGCGGATTAGACATACTAGTAATTGATGATTATATAGTTAGGAAAGACAATGATTGACATAGATAATAACACCGTTAGTTTAGATTTATTTAAAAATGTTCTAAATTTAATAAAAGATAAACCAGAGAGTTCGCAAGATGTTATTGATTCATTTAGTGATAATCAATTTAAATCAAAAACAAAAGTTTTAGATTACATTGGTAAATTAAATATTGTTACTAAAAAATCAGAAGTGGTAATTTTTGGATCGTGGTATGGAAGTATTCTTATCCCTGGACTCTGTGATAAGGTGAGCCGTATATCTTGTATTGATCTAGACGAACAAGTTTTAAAAATAGCAAAAAACAGGTTGTTTAGTCATTATAATAATGTTGATTATATAGCAAGTGATGTGTTTGACAAAAAAAGACACGGAAGAATTATGAACGCTGATCTTATAATTAATCCTTCTTGCGAACACATGCCTTCTATGAAAACGTTAGATGCATTAAAAACATCTAAAGCATATTTTGCATTTACTTCAAATAATATGTATAATATTGAAGGGCATATAAACTGTGTTAATAGTTTAGAAGAGTTTAAAGACCAAATGCCAGAACATGCAAAAGTATTATTTGAAGACGAGATAAAAGATACTAGGGGTATACGTTATATGCTTGTAGGAAGAATTAGTTCTCTTTAATATATTTCTAAATATAAATCATTTGCAAATTGATCGTGGGCACCCTGTCCAGGGTGCATACCATCTAATGCTAGTGGATGTAGTAATCCTATATTTTCTAACGAAGTAGATAAAAAGTTAACACAACACCAATTTGGTAAATTATAAATTTCTCGATCTTTTAGATTACTCATTTTTGTATGGAAATTTTTAATAGTTAATGAATCTAGATATCGTTTAGCATGATCTGTTCTATTAAAAAAATCTAAAATACTATCTTTTTCTGAATAAAGCAACTTGTAATAAAATTTATTAGGTTTATCTTTAATCCAAGATCCAATATTTAGATAGCTATCATCTCGAAAAAAACAATGCCTGTCAAAATAACTCCAATTTATAAAAACTAAATCATCTTGTTTAAAATTAAAGTCAACAATTGTTTTCCAAATAAGTTTATTACTTGCACCCAGTATGCTTTGATTAATTATTTCAGAACAATTAAGTAATTTTCCAATAGTATTCGGCCAAGCTAGTTTACTTGCTGGTTTTCCTGGCAATCCGGGTAACATGTGACAATCCTCTAGACCGTGGCCATATGTATTGCTGCAACCAAACGCTATTAGCCTAGACATTAAATTGTTCTTTCAACCAATCAAAATCATTAATCTTTTTTAGTGCTTCAATGTTACATTGATTATCAATACCGTATTTTCGACCTGCTCTTGCACCTTGAATAGCATAATCTCCAAACAGTTGATCTCTGCTAGTAGCATTACACCATGCTGCTAATCTTGCATCAGTCTCTTCTACATTCTGCCTGTCAATTATATTACTTGCAAGTTTTGCACATTCTCTAAATGCACTGCGCCATGTGCTAAATTCATCTGTATTAAATGCAGTGATATTTGCAACTTCAGGCATTGCTATAAACTGTTTTGAGATACTGGTTGTCATATCAGGTTTATTAATATCCATATCAATTGTTAGTTTACGGGGGAATAATTTTACTCCCCCGTAACCATATACTAAATCATTAATAGGATTTAGACTGCGCCATACATGTACATGATCTAATTGATGCTCAGGAACTTCGTAATCAAAATTAAAGTCGTCTAATATAATTGCATCTGCGTCTACTATCCAAAACATCTTAGTAAAACATTTTGTTGCTGCTTTGATATGGGCCTGATGTATTCCTTTAACCCCATGTACACGTTTAGCCATAGGAAATCTAGCCTTTAGTGCAGCGTAGTTAGCGTCTGCACTAGGTTCTTGATAACTTATAAATACAATATCATACATAATATATTATAACACCTTTTGTTCAGAGTGTCTACTCCATTTTTCATTAATGCGCATTTTCTAACTCTTCAAATAGTTTTATTCCAAGATACCACAAAAACATATCAAATGGTGCTGTATGTAACGGACTCATATTCCAAAATATAATAGGTATTAATTGTTGAACTTTTTTATAATCCCATCCTTTTAAATACACAAATTCTTTTAATATTTGTTGGTAAGTATCAATCTCATCTATATTTGGAATTTTAATAGTAACTTCTGTTCCGATTATTTCAAAATCAAAATTATGTTTTTTTATACTTGCATAATTAACTATAAATCCTCCGGCCATTTTTGCTAAGTCATAATATATATCTCCGTAGTCAATTACGTCAGCAAAGTCATGCCTCCAGTCAATTAATAAGAAGTCTCCAGAGTTGTTTATAATAATATTGTCAAACTGTAAATCGCCATGAATAAAACTAGGCAACATATTAGTTGAAAGATACTGCCAATTAATATTATCTAAGTATTCTGAATATGGTTTTACCTTTGTACCATTCACGTGTGTTATATTTTGTAATACAGGACACTTATCTAAGAACTTTTTTATTCTATCTAGCGTCTTGTCTTTATAAAATAACATAGCCGAAGACGATAAATTATAATCTGTAGTTTTCCATACATTGCAATCAAGCCAATTTAATAATTCTTTAAATATTACTGGATTGTTAAACGAGTATAAAGTCTGCCCGGGAAAAAAATCATAAGCCATAAACTGCCCTTTAACTAAACAATTTGAAGGGAATACTTTAGGATTTAATTCAGGCTTACGGTTTTTCTTTTTTGAAACAGTGCTATCGTGCCACCACTTTACTACACGATTATTACAAATATAAGTAACTTCGTCTTTTTTACTAAAATCAAACTTTTGACTTTTTGCTACTGCTGTTTGATATAATGTAGGACTGCCAAAATCCAACCAACTGTTTAATGTTTTACACATAGTACCAGGCTGTATTAGTTGTATGAATTCATTATCGTCTAGTTTGGTCAATTTAGTAAAGAAATTGTCCCATTCATTAATATACATTAATCCTGTCCAAGCTGTCCAGTCTTTAGGTGCATCTTTTTTAAATGTAATTTCTTGTATTATATTACTATTTGTTTTAAACATTGTGTACAAATAACTGTCTTTTTGCGGAATATTTTTTACATAATAGCAATCGTGTGTAGGAGTATTAGTAACTACAGGTTCGTTAAAAAAAGTATCACAGGTAACATACCAAAAGGGACTATTAATATAATCTTTGCATTGTAATAAAGAATAACCGGTGCCAGCTTTATTGCTTTCCCAATCAACATCTACAAATGTAATATTTCTATCGCTGTATGCAACAGCACAAAAATTTTTAATTTGATCTGCTAAGTATCCTACTGGCATAACAAAATGTGTGTCTATAGGAAATTGATCTATAATATGTGCAATAACAGGCTTTTCTTTATACGGCAATAATCCTTTATTAAGATGCTTAGTATAATCGCCCATCCGAGTACCTAATCCAGCAGTTGGTAATATAACTGTATGTTTATTCATTGTTCCACTTATTCTGTTTAATTTTTTTTAATGCAATTTTTGCTGCTGCTCTATGTCCTATGGCACTAGTATGCATACTGGGTATATCATCAGGGTACTTAACTGATAATACTCCCCAATCTAACTCCATATGATTATTATTATCAATTAATACAAATTTTTTAAACTCATCTATGGGCTCGGTGCCAATAAGGTGTGGTATGTTTGCATTTTTTAAAGCAATATGACACATTGCTATTGCTCCTAAACTATGCATCTTGTTTATACGAGGATCATGTATATGCTGAGCATAGTCATATAATATCTTTGTTCTACTCTTGGGCTCGTTATAAAATCTTTCATAATATCCGGTAGGAGTTTCATGTTTTGTGTCCACTACATTATCAAAATAATCAATTATACCTAATAAGTTTTCTGTAAAGATGGTTCCGTTATACATATTTTTTGACATTATGTGCTGCTCACCTTTGGCCTGTGGTGAATAACTTCTTGGATGATACGGAGGATATTGATGATAATTTATATCAAAGTTGGTTGGAAATTTATTATTTGTAACGGCATCGTGTGCAAACCATTCTACCCTATCATAACTAGTATTAGTAACTAATATCATTCCAATATCATTAATATGCTCTATTGCATATAATACTTGTAAAAATATACTATAATTTGTACTGGACCCTTTGGCAATGTTTACAAGTTCTAGTCCTAACGCAGCAGCTACTATACTTCCATACGGTTCAGTTTTAAGATCGTGGCATCCTAGCCCTTTTGCAAAACTATCGCCGCATATTACTAGTTTTTTCATTGTAATAGTTCCGTTGCTACTATTTCTGCAAGTAGTTTATGCCCAGCGTCATTAAAATGCGACAAATCATTTGGTAAGCAGGTCTCTACTCTAAATATATCGTTACAAATTATATTGTTGTTCTTGTATAATTCTAATAACTGTAAATCACCGAGCGACCATCCGTAGTATCCTGCTTGTACAAAATATAAATTTTTAATCCCGTATTCTTTCATTAAGCATTGAAACATCATATGATTAACTCTAAACTTTTCTAGTTCAAACTCTATGTTAATAAATCTTGGCCACAGTTTTGCAAATTTGCGTTCAGCGCCATCACATTGCGTATAGGTGTCATGTTTGATTCTAACAATACTGCCGCCGCTGGGAATGTGATCGTCAACAACTTGTCCATTGACCCGGTGCCGAGGAGACCAAAATTCATTTCGTTCTGGAGTAGTGTATTGCACTATTACTGTATCGTCAGCAGTTATTTTATTATCAACAACATGTGATACCAGTAATCGCCACATTCGATAATTAGATCCACAACCTGCTGCTAGATGAAGATACTCGTAGGATAACTGCTCTGCAAGATATTCGCCCCACACTTTATCAACTTGGGTATAATCGCTAACTGAACATCCTGCTACTACTAAACGTGTCATAATAAATTATTTTCCTTTATGTATCTTACTAACTCAGTTGCCCATGCTTCGTGCCCTGAGGGGCTAGGATGCCAACCTACTAAAGGTTTATCTACATTAGCGTCAATAAAACTTTTAAATGTATTATTGAGTTGGTCTTTTTTATAAAATCTTACTGGATCAACTGTGTTCCATAAAGTTTCAAAGTTTAATTGTTTTGTTTTTCTGTTGCCATTATCGGAGTATGAGTATCCGCCTATTTTTCGATCAATGCTCTTTAATTCTTCTATCATATCTAAATCTTCCCATTTATCAGGAGTATTGTTTGGAGTTTGATAAAATGCATTGTAACATAACCATTTGATATTATGAGTATTACAAAAAGTTTGGAATTGTAGTACCGTGGTTACATGGCGTGGTATATATTCTTCTGGATGCCACATATACTGAACATAAAGACTCCAAAATTTTTCCATCCGTTTATCATCAAAGATAGGAACTTGCGGCCATAGTCTAAATTTGCGTGAAGTGTCACCGTTTTTCCACCAAAAGCTATTTCTTTCAGGACTTGTCCATCCTATAATTACAAATATGTCATCAGTTGGTTTATTACAATCTAAATACTCTGTAGAAATATATGACATTGTTCTTTCTATTATAGTTCTGTTATCATCAGCAGGCCATCCTAAATTTACATAATCACAATCTAATTGTTTTGCCATGTGATGCGGATAAATTTTAGGTATCCTGTAATGATCATTTACTTCTAAAAAATCATATACTCCTGGATGTAGATGTTTATCATACTGCATAGCTAGTTTAGGGTCTGCAATTTCAGATCCAAATGCCCAACTGTCTCCATCAAAAATTAATTTCATTTTATTACCACTCTAACCAAAGTTTTCTTATTTTATCATAATCAGCAACTGAATCTAACCCTTTATTTCGCATGGTACTTCGAAGTATTGCATAGTTAATATTATACACAGCAGGATGAATATTATGAGTTACTGCATATTGATATAACAGTGTACCCGGGCCCAAATATATGTTAGTATCTATATCAATTGGCGGAGTTTGTGATTTCTCTAAAATATAGCTATTTTTATTTTTTAAATTGTAATACTTATATAGACCCGACATAACATCCATTGTCTTACTATCGCCAAAAAACATAACATCGTCAAAACACTGCATATTAAATTCACGAGGGAACCTATTTATATTAGTTGTAGTGTAGCAAGAACCATCAAGTATGCCGTGATAGAACGGAAAATGATTAGCAGGATCATATACTGTGTCTGGGCGAGCTTTTATTACAATATCATATACAAAGTTATTTTCTAGTTCATATTGTCGCTTTAACAACATACTATATTCAAAACTATAAAACAGCGGATCCCATGCTCTCGGCCAGCGTCCAGAGTCATACGCAGACATGTGGTATGCCGCTGGCTTATACGCTTTTACTATACGTTTTATATCTTTGTGCCTGGTAGTGGTGCATACGTTATGATTTTCTTTTGAAACTCGCCATGTGTTTATATCCCAAGTATGTATAAAATAATCTACCGATACATCAGGCATGCCTGATGTATAAAAGTAATTTAAAATATTTTTTGTAGCAAATTGCCAATCTCGCAGTTGCCCGCTAAAACAAACTGCAACTCGTTTTTTTCCTAACATAATATTTCATGATCTCCTAATGTGCCATAGCCATAATCTTGTTTTAATTTAACATATTCATCGTCTCGAGCTATTTTAAGATCATTATATATTACATCTATTGATATTTTAAACATTTTTGCATAAAAATATAATAGATGTTCTGGTCCGCAATGATCATCTTCGCGGAAAGATTTAGCCCCTAATGTTGGCAACCATTGATAAAAATTTGACATCTTATCAAATGTTGGACTATCAGCATACCAAAATATATCACCTAGTCGTCTTCCAAACCATTGTGAATTATCTACGCCAGTATGGCAAGAATATACTGTGTTAAATTTTGGATGAAGCATATTATCTATAGAACGATCTGTTAAACTGTTACCTAGATAAAGATCGTTTCGCATACGAACACATACATCGTAATTAAAATTATGTTTTATTTCGTGCATTCTTTTTAAATGTGTCGAGTACATAATTGAATAAAATTGCGGAGACATCCATTCATTATTACATTTACCGTAAATACGACAGGTATCTTTTGCTATCTGGTCAAGTAGTTGCTGTGTTGTGTTCTTGGATTCTGTTGTATTACTAATTTTATAAGCTATTGGATTAAGGTGTTCGAGATAACTACTTATTTCAGCATTAGATAATACAATAGCATTATCGATAGCATTATCGATAGCATTATCAATAGCATCACCGCCATATTTCTTAGTTGCAATACTTTGCTGTAAGGTATTATGGTCCCAAATATGACAAAACACATCAATCTCAGTTACACCGTGCTTTTCTTTTAGATCCTTAAACATATCTTGCCATGTATGTATACATTTTCTCCATGTTCGAAGTTGTCCACTAAAACAAAATGCAATTTTAAAAGTTGGTACAACTTCTAAAGATTGTTGAAGTGGTTGATTCTTATTGTGCAGCAGTTTTTTCAAAGCTTTGACCACTTGTGATAGGCTTGCTCTATTTCTGGGAAAGTCTTTAAAAAGTTTGTTCCGCGGCGTCTGTCATGCTCGTCTACAAATATAATAAAGTCTGATCTATTTTTTCTTAGCGTTTCTTCGTCTAGGTGTTCTTCATTCATAATATCGTACAACCGCTTAAATTTATCGCCCTCCCATGAATAGAATCCCATGTTTGCTTTGTCACGTACATTTCTATCTTCAAGGTTATTGCGGATAAACTCTAATTGGGGCTTTACATACATGTCGCGCCATTCGGGCTCGGCGATAAACATTGCTTGATGATTAGGATATCGCAAATACGGAGTATCAAGTATTATTGGAATTGCTTTGCCAGGACCTCCAAATTCTAATTTAAGATCTAATAAATCTTTTAACATTTTATCAAACGAGAATATGCTTAACACATTGTATGTACTCATACATGTAAATGTACAATTAGGAACTTCTTCTAATACTCTGCGTATGTTAGATAACCATTGATTATAATTTAATCCATGTCGAATATATTCTGCTTGAGCTCCATATGCTTCTGCACTAGTAAATATTTTAAGGTTTTTAACTTTACCTTCACTGCCAATAATTTTCATCTTTTCAATAAACTTATTGAATATTGCATCCGGTACACACATATTACTGTTAACTGAGAATTCAAGATCAGGCTTCGGATTTGCTATTAAATCATCTAGTACACGAAACGTATCTTTAGTAAGTAATGGCTCACCGCCTGTTATTCTAAAATGGTGTAAATCTTTTGAGACGTCGGGCCACCATTTCCAAAATGCTTCTACATATGGATTATGCTCTTTATTAGGAATTGGCATTGCATCAGTTTTTATTAACCAGTTTACATCATTAAATTTACTTGAAGTATTATAAGCACCGTGCTCCTTAATTTCTTCCATCCATTTACTACTTACTTGCGGCGAACAATAACTGCATTTAAAATTACATACACTACTAAAACTAACTTCTAAATAAGTCGGATTAACATTATCATCCCACGGCTTAGATACAATGTCTTTTATATAAGGAGTAGACCAAGATTCTGCAGATTTATATGTTCTGTCGCTTAGTTCATTAGTGCCACTATCTTCTACACGCCAGCAATAATCACATTCTTTAGGACGTTTACCTTCAAGCATTAGTTTACGCTGTTCTTTTTTAAACTTAGTGTTATGCAATGCACTAGGATTGTCTTTTAATTCTTCAAGAGGTATCTTATGTGACGTAGGATGATGGCAACTATGCGTGTGTCCATTGTGCAAGTGCAGAGTAACTTGCTTCCATTTAGCAGTACAAAACGTAGGGCTTATTGGATCTAAGTTTTCTTTTTTCCAGCTTTTGAGATCGGTTTTCATTATACGTCCTTTAATTCTTGAATAAATTGTTGATGCGGAATTCTAGTTGGTAGTTGGTAAACTGCTTTAAAGAACTTGCTTTGTTGTGCGTCTAGCGGATGTCTTGAAATAGGAATATCTAAATCATTTATAAGTTTGTCGCCTAAACTTTCAATTGTTTCCATTAAAGTAGGTTCTGTTATGTCAAGTTGATTCCAGAACGCATTCAGATATTTGAAATCGCGCACTTGCACATAGTCCCAGTCTGTACACATTGTCATGTATAGCCCTTGCCTTGCGCCGTAAATAGCCCACAACGCATTTTTAACATCTGCACCTACCATAGTCCAAATGTATACCCAATGCAAACATCTCCAATGATTATTTTTAAATTCTTCTTTAGAGATTCTGGCGCCACGATCAGTTGCAAGCTTTACACCTTCTCTGAATCCAGCTCGCCATGCTTGTGCAGGCGTTTCATTGTTATATACATCAGAGTAGCAACTATTCATTTGAATATATTGTGCATCCCAGCAAAAGTCTACTTGTGCGTGTGCATTGTTAGGATCTGCTGCTTCGTGTGTGCGCATATTTAATACGTATTTTTTAGGCCAACATTTAAGTCCGCCATTGCCGTACATCAATCCGTTTATTTCGTTTTTGCCGCACCAACTAATTACAGTATTTTGTAAGTCAGTGTGTTCTTCAAAATCTATCACTTGGTTTAAAAAGTCTTCACGAATCCTATTATCACCATCAACAGTAATAAAACGATCTG